GGTGCCGGAAGAGGTGTTCCGCTTTCACGGAAGACAATTTCACGAGGGCGACCGTTTAGATCCCAAATGTAATTATAGTCGTTTTCAGTCACACCGTCCATGCCATAGTTGCAATGGATAGCTGTGCTATCACTAGTCATAATCAATACGTGGCCAAACGCACCGAGCGAGCTTGAACCATCACGAGGTGCCCAAATTACCACATCTCCACGCTGGCCATCGAATGTGCCATCTACAGCGTCAAACACTTTCGCATAACCAATCGCTGGCAATGCTTGTTGAAGTGATTCTGTGTTGTTGTTCAAGTTGATTTCGAGTGCATAGCTTACCGCTGATGAGCAGTCAAATTCGATGCGTCCGTCGCCGTCAGCGTCGTTTCCGTAACGGTCACCCATGTCATAATGCACCGGGATTGATTGTAGATGGTGCATACGTGCAATACTTGATTCAATTTTACTCATTTATTTATTCTCCTTCGATTAGTCTTGCTTTGGTTCGTGGTAGTTTAGTGCTTGCTCACTGTCTCCAAGACCTTTAGTCGTTGGGTCTGTGACAATCCCAAGAATTACCAAAATCACAACAAATGTATTTACGCCCTCTTGGATATTATGTGGAATTTCAAGCCCGAATTGTTGCAACATCAAAAAGATTGCTGAGATAAGAGCTACCAAAGTAGCTTTGTTTTGCAAACGTAGTTTAAAATTAATCATTGTCTTCTTCCTCCTCGGTAAGATTAAATTTATCCTTATCAATATTTTTCTTGACAAATCTGTCAATGAAGGGAATTTCAACCCCTAGAGCCGATAAGCTAGCCAAAATACTAGCCCCGTACGCTGATAGCATGGCGAAAATAAAAGCATCCATAGCACCGCCTAGATTCATGAAAACCATAAACGGATAGGATACCATTACGATAATCAACATAGCCGTGTGGCTAACCAGTCCTTTTCGAAACCTACGGCTCGAAAATTCATGAAAAGCCCATGACCTTGAAACGCCCAATACGATATCAGCAACGATAACAAGCATGAGTAGGAACACCCAGAGGTGTTCGTCTATACCATGCTCATAGAAATCTTTGACGACTTCAAATACGCCAAAGATACCATCTGGTTTGTGCATTTAACACTCCTTAAAACATTTATTTAACCCCCATTTTTAAACGCTTTACGCCTGTGTAGTATCCGCCAAAATTTCATCCTCTACTTTATAACGCAAGTCACGCAATGCACGTTCGTCTGTACGCATTTCTTGACGGTATTTAGCATAGAGTTCAGCGTTAATAAGATTCTCTTGTACTGCAGATACCGCATTCTCGTCAATGCTGATGTATGTCTGCTTAACCAGAACTGTAGTCCCTTCTTCTTCGACATTAAATTCTGCGTTGATTGTGCGTTGTTTTGTGATTTTAAGTGACATGATTGTTTTCCTTTCTTAATTATCCTCTGTTAGATATGTGACTGTGCCGGTGTAGATAGCACGGTCCTTCGATGGGTTTGTTAACCGAACTTTGCCGTCCGGCGTAAAATGCCAGACCGCTACCCCTGTGTGAGCTGTTCCTGCATTTTTGTTAGCAACTAAATGCACCTCGATGTTTGGTTTAAAGCCGTCTGGAATTGAGCCATCCAAAATAATTCCATACTCATACACACCGATTTCGCTATCCGTTCTTATGATGCTTGCCGTTACGACTGACCCTTTTCTAACAATAGACAATTTTATTCCCCATCCGATATTAACCTCTCTCTTCACCAGCTGCGGTTCTGGTTTTTCCGGTTTAGGTGTGTATTCAATCCACGAGCCGTTAGAATTAGCTGTTACCGTTCGTTTAAACATCCGACCAGAAACAGTCGTTAGTGTTTGATGATACCCAGATGAGCTTTCAACAACTTCCAAAAAACCACCCTCGCCCGATGCCGGATGGTTTTTGTAGTTCCCTAAAATCGAATAAAAACCAGTAGTTCTATAGTCGTTTAAGTTATCTACCTTGTTATCCATAGCTGCACCGTTTGGCTCGGTCAGCCTGTGGTGCTGGATTGGCTTTGAACCTGAGTAAATCAATCCATTGACATCAAGTGCCCCGTTTTCACGATATTTACCAATACCAACGCCTTGTTGGTCGTAGGACATGATAACTTTATCGGTCGGCACTGTAGCTTGAAATTCCGAGGGCGAAAATCTATCCTCTAGTTTGCCTGTGACTATGAATGAGGTATCTGCGGGATATTCTTTGCCCAGATTTGCGTTAGAGGCTTTGAATTCAGAAATACTTGACCATTCACCACCAGCTTGCCCATTATCCGCTACAACATCGCTTGTTCCAACTTTTGCCGTTGTAAAAGTCAGCTTCATGGTATTTTTTTGAACACCATTAACGCTAAGAGGTGCTATTTTAGCGAACCTCTTGATGGTTAGTGTATCTGACTTCGAGCCACTTCTGACAACCTCAAATTTCAGCGTTGGGCTGAAATAGAATAAGAATGTTATTTTTACCTCTTTCCAATCAGACCAAATCCCACGAGAATCTTGAACTCTCCCCCTCAAGGTCATTTGAGTGTCTTTATTTACAGCGACCTCACGGAATACCCCACCATTCGTTGAAACAGAATTGCTAGCACCAACAATTTCAGCGTAGTACCCAGCTATTGTAGCCCCATTCTTTGCTTGCACTCCGTTGAAGACAACCTTCACAAGTGACATTATGGACACGAAATGTGTTGGCTCTGGAATTATCCTTTGAGTCGTTGGATTTGTGTCTGTCAAAGTAAATCCAGTGAACGAAGGCTTTATGTTGTTTGTGACAATGCTTGCCGTTAGTGTTGCTGACTGCGTCTGAATCAATTTGCCGTCTACATAAGTATCAACATATATAGTACCTCGGCCAGTTGTTGCATCCGGTATGTCGTTTGCGAAATCCGCTGGGATTGTCCACTTAAACGATGTCCCAACATTATCAGCAATTTTACCTTGCTTGTTGCCCCACGCATAGCGTAGCGTGTGCGTAGCACCAGCTAATTTCCTGTCAATAGTGATATCTACCTGATTGCCAATGAATCCTTCCGCGACGCTCACCGAACTTCCTCTTGGGATAGTTGTCAGCGTTATGCCTTGGTTACCAATGTCTAGATTTCCTGGGCTGTATCCACCTGAACCATTGAAATGTGCACGCACACCGAAGGCGCCAGACCCATCATCAGCATGCCTTACAGTGATTGTGCGGTCAATCAACTGTATTTCTGAGTTTCGGTTAAGCATCGCTGGACTACCAGAGTAGTCGATTCGTTGCCCAAAACCATCGACGTACCCAGAACATTGATAACTTGCAAATGTCCACCCTTGATTAAGCAATGCCAACCGAATACGGACATCGCTTGTGTTGTTTTGGATATTCTGTCCAACTTGGTCAATCCACAGCCTAATCCGATATCCACGGTCATTATTTGACCAAAATTCTACCATGATTAACTACCTCCTACATATCTAATGACATTCCTGTCGGGATTGATGAAATCTTGCTCTTCTCGATAGCGACCAATCTGAATGGTTTTCGAGAAGATCCCGTTCTCGATGTGGATAACGCCTTGTGAAATATACATCACTTCGTTACCAGCCGAGAACATCGAAATGCGACCGCTTGGACTGAACAGCATAGAGCTAGAGTTGTCTGTTTTACCAATGACAAGCCCTTCATTTGATGAAGTCATGTAGCTGTTGATGAAGTTCCAGCGCTCTGACATGTCGCTTAGATTGTTCTCTAGTTTTGCGACACGGGCACTGGCATCAGCCAGATTCTTTTCAGCTTGTGCCCGGTTGGCATTGTTTGCATTAACAAAGTCTTGGTATGCCTTCACCCATTGATTAAGTATCTCAAGAGAGGCTTTAGCCTCAAGCTCAGCTTGCACCACTGAATTAACTTCGTTGAGCTTGTTGAGCTGAGCTTGTGTCAACACACTGTCAGCCTTAGAATCAATATCATCCTGTACATCTTCAATTGCAGGGGTCCAGTCCGTTTTGACTGTCCCTTTTTCGACTTTCACTTCCCAGACAGATTTGCTAGCTGTTTTGTGATAGGTATTGACACGTAGATGATAGTTTCCTGTCGGTTTGTTCCAAGTAATCAGCGTTCCTGTAGTTCCTGTTTTTAAATCAGATACAATTTGATAATTTTGGTATTTATCATCAATCAACCAAAGTGTCACATTATCGCTTTCGATATTTGGGTTGTGCAAAGCAGTAAAATTACCGTCTGATTTCGCACTAACAAGGTACTTTTGATCCTGCTCTAAATAGACAGAAGTTTCGTTTTTGTACAAAACGTTATTATCAAAATTCGTTGGTTTTCTGTCCGGCTTAAAAGGTCCTTTCGAGCCTTTTAAAAGATTTCGACCACCAACCGAGACACTGCCAGCAGTGTCATTCCACGAATAGTCGGCTGGATTAGTGCTATTTGCTTTGTCAAAGTCAGTACATATCCCTAGATATCGCTTAGTGCCGTCTTGCGTAAAACTGAAACCAGTGCGACCATCGGCACTATCGGCATAAGCAAAATGGACGTAAGGTGTTCGTCCGTCTGCTCCTGCTTTACCCGGTATACCATCACGCCCATCGCTACCCTTCCACTTGGACCAGCGATAGTCTTGTGGATTCCGACTATCCGTAGTGCTGAAATCTTGGTACATACCGATGAAGGCCTTGTCGGTATCAGTTTGGCTAAAACCGCTACCAGACACAGTATCAGCGTAAGCGATGTGGGTGTACTGTGTTTTACCGTCAGCACCCTTAACACCAGGGATCCCTTGGTCACCTTTTGGCCCTTGCAAACCTTGTAAACCACGTTCGCCCTGCAATCCTCTGTCACCTTTTGGGCCTGCTGGCCCTGGGTCGCCTTTATCTCCCTTGACACCATTTCGGCCATCGGAGACATTTAAAAAAGTAACCTCTTCCGAAGCTACTTCTTTATTATCCACCCATGCTGAAACCGTTAAGGCTGTTGGTTGGGTAATCTGAGATGCTACCATATCATAGGTCATACCCGCATACTTAATAGCACCATCGATAACGAAACGCCATGTAGCGTCAACCACTCTATTGCCTTGCTTTAAGACGGGTCGAACAGTCGAACGACCAACACCGTTCTTAAACACTGTACCATTCGTTGTCGTGATCTCGACACGGTATGGCAGAGATTTGGAAACAATCTCATCAATGCGTTGTTGCAAACTGCCAGACGGTTTATTGTCCAGCTTTCTGAAATTGGTAAATACAACCGAATTATTTAATGGCATATCAAAGCTGATTACCATTTCAGACACGCGAGCTTCAAGGGCTAGACCACCTCTAAAATTATTATTAATAATCTTGACAGTGTCACCTAAATTGATATCCTTGTAGTTTTCAATGAAGCTAGATTGAATGTCAACGGTATAGGTCAATAATGGGTAAGCGTATTGCTTGATGGTACGCAATGCGTAGCCTTTTAACGCATCGATATTTTTGTATTCTGTTTGAAAGTCCTTACGTGTCCAGTTATCCAAACCTGTATCACCAAGAGCTGAAGGGTACATCCTTGCTGATATCGGTGCGTATAGCATAGGACTACCTTTTTTTGAATAAAATTCAATCTCGCCGTTTTGATTTGTTTCCTCAATGTTAACTGAACTAAGGTCAATACCTTCACCAGTAAAATATCCCAAGTTAAATAGCTGAGTTTTATCGCTTGCAACTTGGACACCTTTTAACCCGTTTTGGTAGCAGAGAATAACATCACCTCGAACCTTGCCAATACCGTGATGTTTGTCATCCGGCTGTTGGTAGATGTCGATGATAAAACGTTTCAAAGTGCCATCTCGTTTTAATTCGGTGCGAAAAACAAATTCTGCGTCAAATTGATTCATCAAGCTATGAAGCTGCTCTAGTTTAGTGCCACTTTGAGAATCGAACGTAATAGTTCTCGTTTTATCAGCGATTTCATTGATACCGATTTCAAGCCCAGCGAAACCAAGTAAGTCAAGATTTTGAAGATACCACTCAAGACTTTTAGCCCCGTTACTGCTAGCAAGAGGGCGTGAAGACTCCGTCGCTAACTCAAGGTTAGTGTTGTTACAAGTCACTTGAAAACTCGTGTCATTCTCGACAAGTTGAGACACATAGAATACATGGTAGTTATTGTCGTAGAAAAACGACACATACATCTGATCATTGATGTATTTCACATCATTATGCAGTTCCCCGTTTACGATTTTCGGAATCGTGAAATCAAACGTACTAGTTGAGTATTCAAGGTAAGTGTGCCATTGACTGTTAGAGTAGGGCAACATGCCCGGAACGTTATTGTTTAAGGCACAAACCTTACGCATGTTTTTGTCATGGATCCAAATTTGCATTAAACAAAGCGCTCCTTCCAAGTAATTTCAATAGTTGGGTCAGTCCTTGTCCAACTAGACGTGTAGATATCGATTTCTGTTTCACCAGCACTAATGCTGAATGGCTCAGATAGGTATGTTAATTCGTTAGATGCTGGCAGATTATCGATTAAGGTTTTGCCTTTCGACATGTCGATTTCAAGAATAGAACCCTTACGGAAACGGTTAGGGATGCCTATCCCGTTGTTAGGGTAGTCTTTCCGATAAACAAAACTGTCAAGGTATAAGTGCGTTATTAGTGGCCAGTCACTAATTCCAAAAATACCAATATTGATTTTAGCTGATTTCTTACCCTTAATCTCAGGAACAGTATATCTCGGATAAGACCCTTGCCAATAAAATTGAAGTACATCATCGAAACGTTGGACATCAGACCAGCCTTGTGGTTCGTTGAAAGGGTTAGCGGTTGATACGTGCGTTCCGTAGAAGTATTTTCTATCAATAATCTTATAGCCGCCTTTACCATCTCCCGCCATAAAATTATAATGGCAGTCAAATCCAGCTGTATTTTTATAGGTTTCAACACCATATAAAAATTCTCCTGTTTCGGAAGTGACCGAAATTTTGATAAAACCGTATTGATGTGCAGCACCTAACCATAAGATTTGTCTCCACCAAAAATATTCATACAAAGCCCCTTTTTCACCGTAGCTGTCAACCGGTATTTCCCATGTTAACGATGCACCTCTAAGGTTTCTGTCTCCCCCTCCTGTGCTAGACAGTGCGATGTGTGGTCTTCCCCAAGCATTATCGATGACCAAAGTACCATTAAGTGAGTGAGTGTCGTCGTTAAAACGACCTCGATTTTTAATGCCGTTAGCAAATCCTTTGGTTATCCAACCATTTGAAACATAGTCAAACAGAATTTCAGATTGTTTAACTGTGTTAGAATCTACCTCATTAGGATTCCCAATCTCGTAGCTTTCGCTAGAAGACTTCACAATCCCAACCCATCCATTATCTGAGTTGAATTTCAACTTAATGTCTGGGTAAGTTTCAGCCGTACCAAAGTTCTTTAACGTAGCCTTGTAGTGTCCAGTGGATACCTTCTTAATGCTGCCGTACTTAGTTTCACCATCGCTACTTACTAGGGCTTGGGCCTTATTCTCACCGTAACTTTTTGGAACATCAAATGTAACCGTTACCGTTGCGGTAATCGGTGCGGTGTTCTTATCCACGGTAAGCGACGCTTGACCGGACGGGATAGCCTCCCAAACCTTGTTAGGCTCATCACCGAAAATCAATGGTTTCGGTTTATCTACATTCAGATAGCCGCCTAGCGTTTCAGCAATGGTATTAAAGTAGTCGTAGTTCCCTACGAGGGTAAACGACACTTGAATCTGCTTAACTGACAAGGTGCTATATAGGAATTGCTGGCCGTAGCGTCTACGCCCTTGGTCTTGATAGTTGTTGTTGAAATTCGATGCCACGTTTTTAGTGACATCTACTGGAACGGTACGCCCTTGCCCTTCATTGAATAATTCAGTTAAGTTTTTACCGTCATAAGTTACTGACATTCCTATCAAATAATGCTACCTCCTAGCAACGCTTGTCTGCGTTCATAATCGTTTGTTGCTTTCGTCATAAAGGGTGCTAACCCGTTTGACACACTTCTACCATCGATGATATTTCTAACTTCGATTGGGTTAGAGCCATTAGTTACCAACTGACCAAGCAGGTCAATCATGACATCTAGCTTGCTTTCTAGCACAGAAACACGTTCACGATCTGAAGTGCTATCGTGATTGCCTTGTGGAGCGTCACCGGCAAATCGTGCCACTGCTTCAGTAAGTAGTTGCCACGCTCTGCCACGTTTTGCGATATCCGTTGGAATAACGTACTCTGGCATATCACCTTCAGCTAATTCATACACACCGTTCTTGTGGACTAGACCACCGTTAGCGTAGCCGTAAGCTGCGACACGGTTAAAGGCAGCGTCTGTTGTCCCGTAACGATGCTTGATGTAGTTGATTGCCGCAAGCAAGTTATCGTAACCATTGCGGATGTTATTATGTCCTGGGTGTTTGTATGCGTTAAATGTAGGGCCAATGGTCTGCATCAAACCAATGGATGGTGTACCGTTGATAGCATTGATATCCCAATTGTTTTGTACGTTAGGGTCACCACCAGATTCACGCTGAATGGTTGCCAAAATCTTAGATACACGGAAATCAGTCGGTTCGATGTCGTTTGCTTTCAACGCACGAACAACCGAATCACGCCATCTTGCCACTCCCGTACCTTGAGGGCCATCTTCACCACCACCGGCAGGACTGAGCAACGGACCAAGGGTTTTCTTAATCCAATCGAACATGCCACCAACTTGTCGTTTAATCAAGGTTTGAAGTGGACTGTTGCGGTCCTTAAGTGGTTTGCTATTGTCTTCACCGCCACCACCACTATCACGCACCCCAAAGTCAAGGAAAGTAGCAGCGTTAGCAATGTGACGGCCTGCGTATTGGTGATACTGACCATTACCGCCATAGTTATACTCTTCACCATCATAGGTGTCACCATGAACGGCTGTGACAAAGTCAACGTGGTTGCTTGAAACAGGGCCACCAGTGTAGACCGCTACCGTACCCGGTTTAGGTCTACTTAAGTGTGGCACGCTGGCAGATATCCATTGATTACCATTACCAAGGTGACTAAACAAACTAGGCTTAACACCAAGGTTAGCCAAACGGCTGGCAACGAAGGATACACATTCACGATAGAAATAACCCCACGGGTCAGCACCAGCGTCTTTAGCCTTGTCTTTGAATCGGTAGTCATCACCTTTAGCACCCATTGCCACCGTGCCTTCATCCATTGAGGCACTGGCCATTGACCAAAGTTCTTTCCACCAGTTCTTAGCTTCTTCGACTGGTTTCTTATACAAAGCATTACCGAGGGGGTTAAACACACCAGCTAACTTGTCAGCATTAGGGCTGAATTTCTTAGCCAATGATCCAACGGGGTCTTTAACAACGTCGGTGACAAACTCAATCATTTTCATGAATTTATCGACACCGTTTTTCATTGTGTCCCACACTGAGCCAGCTACATTAGTAGCCGTATCCCAGATTTTAGACCAGAAACCAGTACCTTTAGCAAAGGCTCCACGTTCAACGCCCATGAGCATTGCTAGCTCACTAGCGTTAATTACTTCCGAACCAGCCGGCAAGAGGTATTCAACGTTTCGCCCTTGTGGCAAGAATGACTTACCATTAGGCAAGATTACCATCTCTTGGTTATTGGTTTCTGGACTGTCGTAGCCATCATTACGTGTAGCTAGCGTAGGTTTGGTGATTGGGTTACGGTATGAGCTAAACATACCAGTACCATCAGCAAACTTAACTTTCGGAATTTTAGAGATAGCTTCTTTGCTACCACCGAAATCAGAAATCAGTTTGTTAATACCGTCAATACCAGCGTTTGGCAAGGCAATGACAGCGTTAATACCGTCACCGGCAAGTTTTCGCATGCCGTCCCACATTTCGCCAAAACCTTTTTTAACGTTATCCCACGTATCTTTGAAGAACTTAGCGATATTGGTCAATGCATCGGTAATCAGTTTGGTAATGTTAACACCGAATTTCTCTTGCGTTAACGCTCCGATTTCATCCCATTTTTTAGATAGGAATTTTTTAGAGTTTTCCCAGCCATCAAACCAGTTCTTATTGATACCCTTGTGGTGTTTGTCAATATCCTTACCAAGGGCAGTCATGGCTTCGGTAGCATTGCCCTTGATGTTCTCCCATGTTTTAGATGCGAACTTCTTGACATTCTCCCACTTTTCGCCCCAATCTTTCTTAAGGTTACTCATGTGTTTTGCAACGCCTTTAGCCATATCTTTGACATGGTCCACGGTGCTATCAACGAATTTCTTGAATTTTTTGTTGTGCTTGTAAATTAAAGCAAAAGCTCCAGCGATAGGATTGGCAATAAATAAAAGGACTTGTTTCCAGTCCTTTTTGAAGAAATCAATGATTTTGCCAAAGATTTCTTTTGTGACTTTGAAGATTTTTTCAAAGGCTTTCTTGGCAGCCTTAAACATATTATCTACAAATTCTTTGAACTTCTTGTTGTGTTTGTAGAGTAGCACTAAAGAAGTAATAGCTAGCGTTACGGCAGTCACAATCAAACCGATAGGGTTAGATGCAAGGGCTAGGTTCAATAATTTTTGTGCCGCAGTCATTCCGACTGTAGCTGTTCGCCAAGCGTGAATCCCTTTGACTACTGCCGTTATTCCAAGAGCGACCTTAGAACCTACGAAATAAGCAGCGAACAAAGAACCGACTGTTTTAATAGCAGTCTTATGTTTTGCAATACCACCTAAAGCCTTGGATAGTGATGTAACTGGTCCTTTGGCTTTTTTACCATTCCCAGTCATGAGGTTGAAAGCACCAGCGACACCTTTAATCATGTCAACGGCAACTTCCCAAACACCACCAGCAAAGTCTTTGCCAATGCTAAATACTGCTCCCAGACTATCTTTGACTTCCTTGAAGAAAGCAACAATCTTAGGGGCGTTGTTAGCGATGCTCTTACTAAGATTATCGACAAACTTATTGAGACCGTCCATTAAGCCATTGAGTTTATCTGTCCCATCGCCGAGATTGAACACCTTAGAGAAAGCGTCCATGATAGTCCCTAGACCTTTGGAAACATGCTCCCCTAAATCTTTAAATTTAGTTTCAGTATTAGGATCAGCAACCCAATTCCCAATCTGTTGCAAGAATGGGTTTTTCATTTTGTCGATTGGGTCACGGAAAGCAGCGACCACCGCCGGCATACGAGACTGAATTGTTCTTTCAAGACCACCGATAGTGGTTGAGAAGTTAGCCGTCGCATCCTTGTATTTATCTTGCAACTCAAACAAGGCTTTCTGTGCCATCTCAGCGGTAATCTTACCGTCTTTTTGAAGTTCCGCATATTTATCTGCGGTCATGTCTGTAATCCCAAGCTCTTGTGCTGCCACTTCTTTAAGCTGGTTCTTCATTTCCGGGAAGACATTGATAATAGACATCATGTCTTGCCCTTGAACCTTACCATTGGCAATCATTTGAGCCCATTGGGTTGCGAAATTCTCAACGGCTGCATCGGTTTGACCAAAAGCGTCTTGCAAAGTCAAGATGGCTTGCGTTTGTTGTTTAGTCAACTCGGTATTGTGGGTAACGGCATAGAATTTCTGGTTCATACCATCAACCATTTCAGTTGAGTTAGCCGCTGCCTGTGCCATTTGGTTGGTCATATCGACCATTTTCTTACCTTCTTCGGCATTGCCCGTCAAGGTTAACCAAGTGGCATTCATGGTTTGTTGGTATTTAACATATTCAGCACTAGAATGTGCGATTTCGTCAAACTTACCTTTGATAGCTCCCAATGCGTTTTGGAAACCGTTGCTGATCAAGTTAGCTGCAAACGTAGCCCCGGAGATACCTTTTAAGCGTGAGGTTTTTGTTTCAGTCTCACTGACTTCACTACCTAAACGTTTAAAACTATCTTTCAAGCGTCCAATGAGTGAGCTAGAACGCTGGCTTTGCTCAATCTCGTCATTCAACTTATCAGCAGCATTGCGAGTGTGTGCTAGACTTGTCGCCGTTTCATCCAAGCGTTGCTTTTGCTTGCGATATTCATCGCTTGTTCTTCCGGACTGTTTAGCGACACGCTCAAGCATTTCTTTTTGGGTTTCATACTGTTTATTTAAGTTAGTAATCGAACCCTTGTATTGCTTAAGTTGCTCTTGTCTAGCTTCATCTTCCTTGCCTTCAGCTTTCAAGCGTCTGACGTAGGTTTCTGAAGCTTCATTTTGTGCTTTGTACTCTTTTTGCAGTTCAGCAAGTCCAGACTTTTGATATTCTAAACTATTTTTAGCTTGCCGTTGCTGGTTTTCCAACGATGCTAAACGAGTAGTCGCTTGGTCAATCTGTTGTTGGTACTTAAGGTACTGTTCGGCAGTTTCAGCGGTACTACCCTTAAGTTGAGACTGCTCTTGTTTCAGTTTCTCAATCTTATGTTGTTGGTTTTGGATAGCATTACCCAAACCATCGTACTTAGCTTGTGCTGCTCCTAGATAGTCACCAGCACTACGCATTTGGCTTTCTTGTGCCTTCCATGCGTTCGTTGAGCTATTGACTAACTGAGTTAGTCGCTTAATCGAATTGGCAGCCTGTAGCGTATCCAAGGCGATTTCCGTGGACATGGTAGCTTGTACTTTTGCCATGTACTATTTTTCCTCCTTCCCTTAAAAATTAGAGTAAAGATGTTGGGTCAACCATTCTATCTTCTTCCTCTTTGGCATTCAAAATTTTCATCAGCTCGTAATAGTCAGTGTCGTAATACTGATCTAGTGTCCACCCAAAACCTTGGATTGATTTTTTAGCAATGATTTTCAAATCTTCAATGCGATTTTCTAAATCAAAAATCTGTTCGCCTTTAGATTTTAGTCTTTTGGGTCAATTTCACCAGCAGACGCTTCTTCGAGTTGCTCATCCGTCAACCCGTACATGTAACCTACCAATTTTTCAGAGATTTCTTGTGTGCGGACATTATCCAAATCAAGCAGTTTGTCATAGGCTTCATCATCCAAGTCGAGAATGGCACGAATAAAACTGAGCATTTCTTTTAGCACAGTGTAACTTGCTTGTGCTTGCTCTTGTGTGTCGCTATCTTCCATAGTGTCACTGAGTTTCAATACGGCAAGTTGATATTCGTGCATACGCAACACGTTACGGTTGCTTGTAGTGACTTTGAAGGCTTTTTTACTGATTTCTGGGATTTGAATAGTTTTGATTTCCATTTCTCTTTACTCCTTTTAACAAAAATAGAGGTCAGGCCACGAGCCCGACCCCTTGCGAATTATTAAATGCTGTTTGAAGCGGCAGGAAGGACATAGCCCCCGAATACTTCTTTAAACATATTTGTTTTATCAAACGTAGATGCACCAGAATAGTATTTCTTGTAAGGCTCGCCGCCGAACGCAGTCGCTGACAAGGCGTTAAATGTCATGTTATCGTCTTGGCGAGTTTGGGCAGTATCAGTGTCTGTTGCAACGTTTTGAGTTGACTCTTGCATGATACCGTTAGCAAAACCAAAGAATACTGAGTGTTTGCGGTCAAGTGTTTCAGATTCAATCAAAACCGCTGTGTGTGGTTTTTCACCGTCCATAACGTAGCCACCCTTGCCGTCTGCTTTGAAACCAAGCATTTTTTGTTTAATTTCAAAGTCGAGGTTATTGAAGTCAAACGCTACTGTTGGTGAACCGGGTGCGATCATAACGTCTTGCACTGAGTTGTTCCCGGGAATTTTAGTCGCTTGACCTTCCAAGTTTGAGATGTTAGCGGTACGAGTACCAAGCATAGCTGAGTCAACTTCAATCACGCCATCAGTTGAAAGGCCATCAGCACCTTTAAGTAGTTTTTGGGTTTTAGGGTCAACCAAAGCAAGGCGAACCATTTTCAAACCTACAATTGCCATATAGTAATTTCTCCTTTGTTAAATTAATTTATCGAGAGCAACAAAAAAGACCGCCGTAATCTGTAAGGTATCGGGGTCTATGCTATGTTCTCTCATATCTGTAATTGAGTAGTGTTCAGATTTTAGGAATTTCAGCAATTCCATTTCAAAGGCTTCGATATCAAAATCAATATCAGCCTTGTAAAAAATCTGGACTTCCACTCTATCCGTTTTTCCGAAAAAGGTATTATTCCCACTCAAATCAAGTGATGGATTGCTTTCAGTGAGCAAAACGATTGTCTTATCGGTGTTTTCTTCGAGCTCTTTAGGCAAGTTGTTTGCATATACTTCGCTTATTTCACCAAATTCTTTGCCGTCAATGAGCTCTTTTAGTTTTACGGTTGCTAACACTTAATCACTTCCCTCCTTTTCTTCGAATGAGTTTCTCATATTCCTCTTTTTCTGCTAATAGCACTTTCTTTTGAACGTTGCTATCGTTTTGGACATTGGTAACGAAATGATCAGCACGGTATTTCTTGGTGCCGTCATTTAATCGTCTGGCATTTTGAGCGTGGTAGTTATTTTTCCAGCCTACGGTTGCCACACCGTTTTTTCTGCCGTCCGCATTCGTGGATTGGACAGATAAACCGTCAGCCATGTGCCCATACTTCAAATGTTTTTTATTTGAGTAGTGTTTCTCACGAGTGACTTCTTCCAACTCTTTTTGAAACACTTTTGCGCCAGCGGTTGTAATCTTGGCTTGTTCCGCTGGTGTTAAATCACCAATGCTAGCTACTGTTTCAAGCCAGCCCTCTAGTGCTTTGTCAAGCCCTACCATAAGCCATCACCCAACTTTCTTATGCTTTCTCAACGTCAGAAAGTCGTAGCGGTTAAGCCCAAAGTTTTCGTTCGGACTAACTCGCACAATATCATATTGAGTGCCATTTAAAACAGCGACTTGACCTTCTACCACTTTGGCATTGTGGCGAATAACAATCACTCGTGTATCGCTTTCGCCATTCTGTTGGGCAAGATACTCTTGATTGAGCGTGCGAGTGTGTGGCTTATAGTGCAGCGTAAACTGTTTCACAAACTTTGGCACGCTCACACCCGTAAACTTGTTAGGGGTGCTTTGGTATGTGCCAAAATCAGCTTTAAAGCGAAAGTCTGAGGGTAAATATCTAACTTTAGGCATTAGTCACCTCTTTCTTCACTATACGTTGCGTATAAGCCCCTTAATTGCCCGATTATGCTATTTAAAGTTAGGTTAATCGGATAAGTCACCGTGTCAGTCAAAGCTACTCTATAAGTGAAATAAGAGCTTGTGAGGGCTATTACAGCCGTGTCAAACAAAGATTCCACACTTTCAAGGTCGTAGAATTTCTGATCACTACCGACTGCATTAATAATGTACTGTTGAGCCGATTCAATGTAAGCTGGAATGAGTGCAGTGTCGTCTGTCTCATCCAGATTGAGGGTCTGCATGATGGTTTTCTTAGATACACTCATTGCTTACCTCCTAATTAAGCTCCAGCAGTAAGGTTAGCTTTTTGGTCAGCGATAGCTTTGAATGACGCTGGCACAAACGCTTCTTCATCAGTTTTAACCACATCGAAGCGGTCAATAACACGTACTTTAGTAGTGTCGGTTTCAAATGCTCCACCACCGATGTTAGTAGAGAGCAATGACAAGTGTTGACGGTCAAACAATGTTACCGCTTGTTTCAAGTCACCAAAGTACAATGGCATAGCTCCACCAGTACCGTTAGCAAGCCAACGGTCAGAAACTTCTTTAACTGCGAAACCATCGATTGAGTAGCCAGTTGGTGATTTCACATCACGTTCCATGAGGTAATCACCCATAGCATTCTTAACTTTTTTAAGAGCAGTAAAACCTGAAGTGTTAGTCAAGAAGAATGAAGTTTGTTTGATTGCTGGGTCAACTTTAGCTTCGAGGTCGATAATATCATCCCATTTAGCCAATGTTGGTTTAGTTGGGAGTGTAGCAATAACTTCCAAAATCGCTTTGTTACGAGTAACAACAACTTTCTTAGCAATCCAACCAGACAACCATGCAAGGATGTTTTCAGCAGAATCAGCAAGCAAGCTGTTAGTTACTGTAGAAATACCAGCATAGCGTTTGATAGTGTAGCGGATAAGAGACAATTTAGGGTCATCATTAGCACCAATTTGTCCAGCTTCATCATCGATTTTAGAAAGGCCAGTGATTTCAGCCCATTTTTCGTAAACACGAGAACCAGTAAGAGTAGTTACGTTTTCAACGTTAACGTATTCTTGCAATGAATCGTATTGACGAACCAAAGTATTGATAGCTGTACGAATATCCTGTGGGATAGTCAAGCCAGCGTCAGAACCAGATGCGTCCGTTTTAGAATCAAGCAAGTTTTGGTAACGACCACGAACAAGGTTTTTGAAGTCTTTAACGAAAGTGTCTTTAACTTCTTCTTCGTTTTTAGTCAAAGGTTGTTTTTCTTCTTCAGTCATGTTAGCGACTTCACTAGCACGAGCTTCAGTGTACTGTTCTTTGAACATATCACGCTTCATCTTAGCAGTGTCACGCTCATTTTTGATTGCTTGCAACTCTTCAGCGGTAACTGAATCATCAAGCATAGCTACGTTAAGTTTTTCATTAAGATTTTCGACCTTGTCGCCTTGTGCGACCCAAAGGTCGTGCAATTCGTTTGATGTTTTCAATATTCATCTTCCTTTCATTTTTCAAGTAAAATAGCCAATTTTTGCTCACGCAAAGTATTGGTTTTAGGTGTCGCAATCATGTTCTTAAATTTGGTGATTGCTGATTTGCTTGGTAGTTGATGTGTGGCATTCGTAACCATGATTTCTTCTTCATCATTATTGAAGAACATGATTTCATCCGCAAAGCCTTTATCAACGGCAGTTTTCGCATTAAGCCATGTTTCTTTAGCCATAAGATCTAGTAACTCTGGTTGTTTAAGACCAGTCTTCATTTCATAAGCCAAAGCAATGGATTCATCGATGCTATTAAGCACCGCTGATTGATGCTCTAGGTCGTCGCTATTACCAACGATGCCAGTGGATGCCTTGTGAATCATGATATGTGCCGTTGGACTGATACGCACGGTATCGCCTGCCATAGAAATGACACTCGCAGCACTAGCCGCAAGCCCTTGTACGTTAACCACAATACGCTTGCCACTCGCCTTAAGCATTGTATAGATTTCGCTAGCTGCAAACACATCACCACCATTCGAAGCAATATTAAGTGTGATTTCTTCGTCTTCATCGTTAGCAATGGCATCCTGTACCAGTTTAGGATAGGTACTAGACATGCCAAAATACTCGTAGAAAGCACCAGCATCATCACTTACAATATCGCCTTTAATGTCAATCTTGCCCATTTGTCTCACCTCCTTTCAATGCGGTACGGTTAGGGTTCTTACCCTCTGGCAACTCTTTGGGTAGAATTTCGGCTTGTTGCAAAATATACAAGCCTTGATTCTGTGCGAGTGTGCCACTTTTAACCATGCTATTAATACGACTGATATAGTTAGCACCAGTCGGATCAACCGCTGGGAAAATATCTGCATCCACATCGCATGAAAGTTTTTGAGACAACTCACTAAGAAACGGTCTTAAGTAGCGTACGACTGCTTTAGAATACACATTCGAGCTCATTTCTAGTGATGATTGTTGGTCACCTTGTCCACCGACAACGTTCTCTGGAATCCCGTAGACCTTTGCAAATTGTCCGGTCGTCCAGTCCGCTTGCTTAAGTAGTTGGGCCACGTTGGATTTGATTTCAAGAGGCGTGAAGTCCTCTAAATCATCCAGTACCAACGGACCGCCTTGCATTTGCTTCATTGCTTGTCGAGAACGTGAGACCTTGGTTTTGAAATCGAGCAAACCCCCGCCCTTGATTTTCAAAATACCATTGGCATTTAGGGCGTTCTTAAGGGAATTAAGCGTTAACTTATCACTGGCCTTTTGAATATCCAATTCTCTACCAAGAGCCATCAACGGACTGACGCTTGTCAAACCACCGTCCACTGATAGCAATCTAAAGTGTAAAATGTCGCTTTGTGGGACATGCTGTTTCGGTGGAATGCGTGGATCATCAAACGTGATGTTGTAATAAAGCCCATTCTGGTTGTCCAATCGGTTGAAAGAGACTTGAGATGGTCTTAAATACTCCCACTTCATATCACGCCCGTTGTTGTTTCGCCATCGATAAGCAAAAGCTTCCCCACCCAATAGCATTTGAGCAAAGATAGACTGGTAGAAGTTGAAGCGGTTAGCGTTGTTAGACGGGTTATCTACAATGCCTTGCATTTGCTTTCGGCTAGTTGTTAGCTTAGCGGTCGCAAGGTCGTTAGATAGCTGACTGATAATAGAGAATAAATCCGAGTTCTTAAGAGCGGTTTCGGCTGATACCCACTCACTACCATTCAAGGTAGCTAAAAACTCTGGATCAGTGATATCAAAAAAGCCCCCTTGATTACTTGGTGGGCTTTCGGTTGCTAAGTTAAATATCGGCAATTATTATCACCTCCTTTCTAGCCTTTTTTAGTGGCTAGCTCACTAATTAAACCTGCTAATACAAATGTAATGGTCATGCTGATACCAAACCACACAAATCCAAGGTTATAAGTGGTTAAATTAAGCGAAATTGCAGCTAAAATGAACATCAAAATGTCAAAAATAGCCCAAATTGCCTTAAAAAACTTCAAAATCATGTATTAATACTCCTCTAATAGCCCACTATCTGGGTTTTTCAGCCAGTTTAGGACGGCCTCTTGGCTCATGTGTTCTACCTTCCATGTTGGATTGTTGGTAATGGCGTAGTCTTCGAACGCATACATACCATCATAAAACGCATCGATAAGGGCATCCACCACGTCGATTTTATAGGTCGATTTCATTTTATCGACTTGAATACCAATGTTATCTTCTTTAATTACCGCATTTATCAAGGCTTTACGCATGATTTCATCATCCAAACGGGTGATATTCCCTTCGATAAAGAGCGTTTGAAGGAATTTTGTCGGGTCTTTCAATTCGCTTGTCCGTTGTCTAATCGGCATAAGTGGGAAACTAGTGTTAGATTCCAAAGCCTTGATAATCTTAGAGACTCCCATCGCATCGTAGCCAAAGAAAACCACATCAAGCTGATTATCTTCCACATACTCACAAAACCAACGGTACACTTCCTCTGGATTGATTAGTCCTTGTGGATGGCTTGTAATTGTACAAAAACCTTTTTTCTCAAGCTCACGATAATTGACGCCATCTTGTTTTTCTTTGGCTTCAAGTGAGCCTGCTTGTTGCCACGGAATGAAACTATGCTGTTCTATATGCCATTTTTGGCTACCGTCTGCCCCTAGATAAGGATAGACAAAGCCAATTGCGGTGTTGTCGCTAAACATTGAGGCATCAAGCCCAACATAAGCACGTCTGCCACGTATATCAAAATCAGAAATGACCGAGCGCTCGATGTCTTCCAGCTTTAAGAAGCTGTTTTCATCTTGTTCGCCCCAAAGGTTCATATTCTTGATTATAAAATCGTTGATATTTCCAGATAAAAGGTCAGCGTCTCTCTTATCCATAAGACCTTTTAAAAGCGTATCGTGTTCGCTTTCAAGGTCTAATAAGGGGTTCGACTTGCTCCATGTTTCAGGCATATAAATCTCATCTATGCTATCCTGCGACCAAACGAGGCACAATTGAGTATCACCAGCCCTGTCGTCACGCTCCATAATCCCTTGCATCATCCGTTCATCGTGTCTTAATGGCGAAGTGGGGTTTGGATAGGCAGTGGAAATTTGAATAAATTGTCGGTTTGGAATTTTAACCTGCCCAGAAACGATTTTAGAAATGCTCGTTCGGTCTTTCAAATCACCCGACTCATCCATAATCGCATTGGTCAAGTAAAGTGGAATCCATCATAGTTACCGCTTTCGGAAGATATAGCCCTTAAAACGTTGTTATTCGTTCTCATAATGACTTGTTCTGACTGGATAGATAAGTCCAACTCTTCAGCTAGAGACTTAAAAGGTTCTTTGGTGATTATCTGTTTAAGCATATTCTTAATATAGCCCATTAACTTCATAGTCTGCTTGAAGTTGATTGAGCTTACCAGATAATCTTGGTTAGATAGTCCAAGTCCTTCGAAAAGGTAAGAGAAACACATAGAAATAGCCTGAATGTACGTTTTCCCTTGACTACGACCAACAGATACAATGACCTGTGAAAAGCGTTTGCCACCCGTTTCATTGCGCCAGCCAAAAGATTGACTAAGCAAAAACTCTTGCCACGGCATAAGCGCTGTTGGCTGTCCCGTGTCAACGTTTGGACAGATTTTAGCAAACTTAAGCACTTTACCAGCTTCTGCCAAGTCGTAACGATAAGGAAAACCGGAATTCCCTTGATGTTTTAAGTCTCTCAAGTGCCTTAGACAAGCAAGTTGCATCATGTAACCAGCTTGTGTTTTCCCATCCATCACCTCAAAAGCGTATTTAGTCCCTGGGTCTTGATATTTTTCTCTAACTTCCGAAAAGTCACTGTCTTGATATATCTTTGTTATTGTTTTATTCGTTATTTGTTTAGTTTCCACTTTTTAAATCACCCCCCTTCTAATAAAAAGAGATGGGGAAATAAATTCCTCATCTTTTTAACTGTTTAAAAAGTCCTGCATCATTTCAGCAGTCGATTTTTCAGGTTTGCTACTATCAGCAATCGTCAGCAACTCTGCCCTGCCTTTTGGCGTAAGACCTAGTTGCATGGCTATCTGATTCAGCGTAGTTGTTGCATCCTTCATCGTTGCAACCGCTGGATTCTTTTTAAAGCCAAGCGACTGCTCGCCTAAAATCTCACCGCTTCCCTGCGCCTGTACAAGCTTTTTGATTTCCTGCTGGATGCCGTTTAGCTTGATATCTTCATAAGCCAGCTTGTAAATTTCGTAGTTAGTGCAGTAGGATTCCACCAAGAATGTATCTATGCGCTCGACCTTGCCTGTTCCTTCTAAAAACGGAACGACTTTGCGCCAAACCTCCCTAGCTACCTGTCCTAGATAGTTTGGTGGGTCACTCGGTAAACGCCCTTTATTTTGTTTATAAAATGGATTTTTAACCAAGTTCGCCTCACCTCCTTCTAGTTCATTTTGACATCCTTTAAAAATCTGAAAAATTGGTGTCCGACATAAAAGAACACCTTGTGGCGGCTCTCCTTGGCACGAGAAGGGGGCGGGGGTCAATTTTAAATCGTTCCGAGGGTTATTATACCACCCTTATTATAAAATCGTGCTATGGGCTTATTAGAGGGGTTTAACGACGTCCTCTTTTTTGCGGGCTATTAAATTGGCCCACGTTGCCACGGAAAGTCGTAGCTCGGTGTTCTGTTTTGTTCTATTTTGACCAGTACCATAGATTTCTTGCTCCAAGGTACGTTTGGTGTTGTCGCAGCTTCTACACGTTGCTACCACGTTTGAAACTTCAGTCCGAAGTTCTGGCGCAATTTCAACGGGTGTTACGTGGTCGCCTATACGAGCGTCTGGTGTGGTCACACCCAACGCTAGACAGTACTGACATAGATAGTTGTCACGTTCTAGTGCAATCTTACGAATAGATGACCAAGTCTTTGAACGATAGAATGCGTAGCGTTCCTTGCTCTCATCATCTCTGTTCCTCACTCGTGTGTTGTATCTTGTCCGTGAGTATCTCTGTCTCTCTTCAGTGTATGCTGCTTCCATACTGTGATGTGTACTACAGTAATGTAATGGTCTCTCTGTTAGAGCATGGCATCCCTCTGCCCTGCATCGTCTGACCATCGGCATTGGCATACCTCCTTTCAGATAAATTAAAAGAAGAACACTGTTATGTCCTTCTGATTCGATAATACTATGTTACCACGTTGGTAGTATGATGGCGTATGAATTGGTATATACTACTGTAGATTAATCCAGATACTTCTCAGCTTGTCTTAACTTAACATAGTAGGTAGCCTTACTAAAGCCCATGCGGTCGCATATCTGCCAGATATCTAGCCGGTCTATATAAACCATTTGTAGCAGGGACCTAGCGTCTATATCCACTACGTTTGCTATCTGCCGGCGAAACTCTAGTTTCTGTTTGATAGCTTCAGCGGTAAACCGTTCCACTTCCTCCCTAGCCGTCATAAGTTCCACATAGATATCATCCTTGTCCTTACGTTTGCCACCTTGCACCATATCTGTTTGCATAGCACCAGCCGTAACCTTAAGAGCTTGAGATTCCAACCTTTTAATTTGTTCTATCTGGCTATCAATATACCTGTCTAACGCCTTAATCTTTTGCAGTCGTTCCACTGTTCTCATAAATTACATTCCTTTATGGTATAATATTATTAATAGCGTTTGAACAGTCCTGGGCATTAGTCTGGGTCTTTTTTGTTTACAAGAATAAAGAAGGATTAAGTTATCACCTCCCATGCGTTAGATTTAGTCTTGCCACCAGTAATGCAGAGACTAGGGTGAAAAGAAATCAAAAAGGATTCCTCGATTCTAATTATTTATTTACTGGATTTTGTTGAGCAAGGTCTGTCAGCTTGCTCGGTGTTGAAAAGTGTCCAAGCCACTAAAAATCTATATCCATTTTTTAGTGTAATTTGACAGACGATAGCTAGCAAGGGAGTCGAACCCTCACTAGCTACACACCTAGAGCGTAGGCTTTATATAAGGCTTTTCTGACAGCGATTTTATCCATGCCTGTCTTGCCTTTGTTCCGATATTCTAGGGTTATGCGATCAACTTCATCGTCCAACCTTTCAGACCACTCGTAGTTATTGAAAACGTAATCAATGATTTCACTGAATAGCTCTCTTGACAACATCCCTTCCATTTGAATCGCTTTCAATGGCGTTAAGGCAGCTTTCTCCGCATAGCAACACTTGAGGGCGTTTTGGACTTTGTTAGCTTGCTTCTTATCGCAACCTTTAATGTCTCTAATGTACTTGTTTAGGTCGTTAGGGTGTTCCTTGCGTAGTCCTTCCACTTCCTCCCGGAATCGCTTAAACAGTTCTTCTGGTAGCCCTGCGTTTGTTTTATCCAAAAATTGGCGCGTGGTTTTACCTCTTGTGTAATTAGTAGACAGATAGTCTTGAAGGTCGTTGAATAGCTCGTCAGAAATAATGCCTTCTAGCCTATCAACTGTCGCTGGCGATATCCTCGCACGTTCCACAACTGCACTATTAAATGCTTGGTAAATGATACGAGCTTGTAACTCATCGCACTGCTTGACCTCTTGAAAGAACTGTTTATAAGAGCCTTTTTTGTGTGCTTTCTTCAGTGATGCATGTTCGCTGACTAACCTTGAATGTAATTCCTTGGTCAGTCCGGAATATTTGTATTTAACACTCATGAGCTTATCTCTGCCAATTCTGGATTTGTGTGTATGTTTCCGATAATTTCAACTTCGAAGATATCCGTGTTAAACAAATCATATAAGGGAGTTTCTTCAACCTTTCTTTTAACTTCCTTAGAGACAAACATCGCCTTGTTTTTGTTAAAGGATACAACTTCCAACCAGATTGATAGGTTGGTCACTTTAAGAATATCCCCCTCAAAGATTTCTTTGCCATTCTTGTCTCTGAAGCCTGTGGATTGCATGAGAACGACATCATCGAAATCGTAGCGACTTGCTCTCTCGAAAAAGAGTGTTTTTACACAAATTTGATTCTCTTCGAAATTGATATACATAATATCATCAACTTCGTACATTGTTTTATGGATTTTATCCCACGCTCTATATCTTGGAATCATTGCCCTCTCTCCTTCAAATAGCTAGGGATATCATCCCCAACATTCACTTGGTCATACTGCTCCTTGCTGACAAGAAACCTGCCGTAAGCCCCACAATCAATAGTGTAGAGATCATTAATTTTCTCTTTTCCAGTAACTTTGCCGTGCATTTCAGAACCAGCATTATCTACACGATGGATAGTTACTGCCTCTACCCTACGTGGGACTGTCAGAACATAGTAGACTGACAGCATGTTAATAGCTAGTGATACTAGTAGTATGATTGTAGCAATCGTTAAATCTTTATGTTTCACAGGCACCTCGCTATTTCTTTGATAACATTGACAGTCACACTGTTTCCTGCTTGCTTATAGAGTTGACTGTTACTGTTTACCTCTTGAGCCTTGTCAAAAGCCCAATCTGGGAAACCTTGCAATCTCCAGCACTCTCTAGGTGTTAGTTTTCTGATTCTGAATTCGTCTGCTAAGAAATTATTCTCATGATAGCTGCTCTTTGTTAAAGTCGGAGCAATGTCATACTCTCCACCACGATTATATCCGTGGCTACGCTGGATGATTTTAGGCTGTCTGCCCCCACCTTGCATAGTGTTCAGCGTTGGTGAAATGCCATTGATGTCATATACCCTGCCGTTTTGTTCGTGTGTTCCAGGGAGGTTGCCGGCTACTACAATCCCGTGTCTATCTTGAGCCGTCAATGTGAACATTGGTTCTCCATCGGTTTTAAATCGTCTGCCATTCTGCCGTTTTTTCACTTGATCCGGTGTCAACACTGGTATAGCAACTTTCAGCGGATCTTTCTGCGTAGTAGTGCTGCACAAGGTAGGTGCTAGGGAATCAACTGAAACCACATCGCCACTCTGAGACTTGCCTTTTTTTCTGATATTCCCAACCTTATTTATTTTTGGTTGCTCACAATCAATCGTTGCACCATTTCCTCCGATAGGAAAAACTTTTCGTCCACGTTCTCCTCTAAGATGTCCGATAGCAAACACACGTTCCCTGTTTTGTGGTACTCCGAAATCCTTACTGTTAAGCACTTGCCATTCCACATCATACCCGAGTTCATCCAACGCTGAGAGGATTGTCTCAAATGTATTTCCTTTGTCGTGGTTGAGGAGTCCTTTGACATTTTCAAGGAATAGATACTTAGGTTTGAGAATAGCGGCGAACCTTGCGATTTCAAAAAAGAGAGTTCCTCTAGTATCTTCGAATCCTCGTCTAGCTCCAGCAATGCTGAAAGCTTGGCACGGAAATCCTCCGCATATAACGTCAACGTGTCCGATGTTTCTGATCTCTTCATCTGTGACTGTGGTAATGTCATGTAGTTCTATTTCTCCCTCCGTGTTGTGAATTGCTTTATAGCTCGCCCTAGCGAACTTGTCAATTTCGCAGAATGCCACGCACTCATGCCCTGCCGATTCCATTCCTAGCCTGAATCCGCCAATGCCTGCGAATAGATCAATGAATTTCACAAATCTTCCTCCTTGACGAAAGTTCCATTTATCATTTTTCCCTTTCTATTTTTAATCTCTTCATACGCAATACCGAGACATTCAGTGACATCAAGGTCTAATTGATGTGCTAGCACGATAATCGTTACTAGCGTGTCACCGATTGCATCCTTGAGTGCTGCTTGTGGTTCTGTGAATTTCGTTGGTTTCAAGAGGACATCCCGAATTTCTCCGACCTCCTCCGTGATTCGCATCCACTGAATCTTTGGGTCAGCTTGTTTTAAATTTCGCTCGTCTGCCCAGCGGTTGATTTTAGTAATCAGATTATTCATCCGTTACCTCCGCATTCTCGATTTCAAATTCGACATTTTCTAGCACTAAATTATTTTGAAAATCTATGAAAGCTTCGATTGCGTCTGCATCTTCGGGACTGTATATAGACACTTCCTCAAGAAAATCGTAAATATCTGTGGTGCAAACGCCATACTCTGTACGCTCGTGAGTTATTTCTGCTTCCAGAACGTCGTAACATGCAGTGTAGCTAATTTCGTTAGTAGTGTATTTATAATTTTTAATCTTCATCACTCCACCTCTTTCACTTCAACGCCTGGGCAATCAAACACCCAGCCAAAGCCGTTCGCTTCTAGCTCTGTTCTCGTAAAACTTCCACCCTCACTATATTGAGTCCCTGTAAACTGTGGCGTTAATTCCTCGTTGTTTAAGTAATATTTGCCTAGATATTGCCCTAAACGGCCTTTAATTTTAACCGTGTACCTAGCCTCTTTCTCGACCTCGTAGCCAAACTGGTGCATATTGACGATAGTAGTGATGGCTTCGTTCTTGCCAGTATGGTACATCCAGTATTTGAACTCGTCCCATTTCGTATCAGCCCAGCTTGTAAGATATGCCCAAATATCCTCATTTAAGTCATTCTTATGTTCCTCATACCAATCCGCCACGTATTGCGGCACCACTGGTTTCTCGAAGAACGAGTCATATAGGTCTTCTGCGTAAGATACAGAACCACCAGATATCCTTGATATTGTCCGCACTGCTTCTTCTCGATTTACTGCTTCTTGTCTATCCATTGTTTTCTCCCTCTAGCAAAATCTTTTCTAACTGCTCAATCGTTTCGGTTCTTACATAAATCCGATTTGTCCCGTCTGCGAACGGCGTTTTTACAAAAATGATATTAGGGCCAATAGAGATGTGCCCGATATCATCGACATTTAAAATTGTGTCCATATCAATTCCTTGTGCGATGTTTGTAACTCTAATAAATTTAGCCATTACTAACCTCCTTTAACTCCACTTCATGGCACTTGCTACCGCCATACTTAGCACCTTGTCTGTGAAACTCGTTCAGTGCCTTATTCTTGTCCTTGTATTGAATACGTTGGTATAGCTTGCCATTCTCAAATACTGATACCGCCCAACTCATTTCATGCTCCTTAATTCCCATAGTTATCGGTTCCGACCCTTCTCTGAAAACCTTTGCCGGATTCTTTGCTATAAATCGTCTTAACCATTGCATAGCTCGACCATCTTTCTTAACAAGCCTTCATCAGGCAACTGCTCTAGTGTCAGAATGCGATTGAGTTTCTTTGCGTTGATACCCAACTTGATACATTCCATATCTTCGTGGTTAGCCCAGAACCACTTCGAAAACTCTTGCGTTTGACCTAATACGCTTGTGTGGTCATAACTCCCTGGAGCATATACACCGACTAGCTTGTCCTTGTATTTGCTATTCATTCCAACTCCTTAATTTCAAATTCAATGCGTGGATTAGGACTGTACTTCTTACGAGCCTTCAACTCGCAAACGATACTGTCATCCGTCCAGACGATACCCTTCTTATCAACCTTGTTATATCCAGCTTTTGAAATACTATCAAAGAGCGATTTGACAAGATTATCAACGTCTGGAGTTTTCGCATGCCAAAGCATTTCAGCCATGAATTTCTTGAATATATCCCACGTTTTGGCTCTAGCCTTTGGCGTGGGCATTTTTGATACATTAAGCGGGGCTTTCATGTAAAATACGACATCGACTGAAATAGGACCGTCGTAGAATTGTCCGTCATATTCTCGTTCAATAAGTTGCGAGCATTGACGCCGCCACGCCTTCATTTTAGGGTCTTCATAAGTTCCAAACTTGCTGAATCGTGGCCTTGTTTGAGGTTTAGGCTCGATATTTAAAATCATTTTCATGTTTTCACCAAATTAGAAGGGTAAATCGTCACTACTGATATCCATAGGGTTTGCGTTCCCGTATGGACCGTTATCCCTTGCAAAGTTCGGCCCTTGTTGTTGCGGTGCTTGTTGGCCATAAGGTCCAGCATAACCACCATTGTCATTGCCAAACGCTCCCGATGTATTGCCTTGAGTAGCGTTACTACCTTCACGCGCCGCACGGCTTTCTAACATTTGGAAGTTCTCAGCGACTATCTCAGTGACATACACTCGTTGACCTTGCTGATTCTCATAGCTACGGGTTTGGATGCGTCCAGTAATTCCAATCAAAGCACCTTTTTTAGCCCAGTTAGCCAAATTCTCAGCTTGCTGACGCCAGATAACGCAGTTGATAAAGTCTGTTTCACGTTCGCCGTTAGCGTCTTTAAAGTTGCGGTTAACGGCTAGGCTAAATGTAGCTACTGCGATGTTACTGGTCGTGTATTTTAGCTCTGGGTCACGAGTTAAGCGCCCAACTAGGACGGTTGAATTAATCATGTTCCTTATCTCCTTTTAATCCATTCCTTCGTAAAAACTCTTGCCAAGTTGCTCTTCAAAATCTTTGTCGTCAACGTCTAACATAGCTAGTTCTGTTATCATTCTGATTTTAGTTTCTCGACAAGGTTGATACCCATATTTAGCGTATTTCATTATTCTGTTAAATGTGCTTACCGGATAAGGCAAATCATCATCAATGACTAGTCGCTTAGTATGTAGATGTTCAAAGAATTCCTCTTGAAATGCCACTTCATAAACTGCCAAATAGTTATCCTCATCAACGTTGTCATAGTTTTTGTAATAAGCAAACTTTGTTATCGTAAAATCAAAATCTGAAATCATGTCTTTCGGTTCCCCGAATATCTTTCGGATCAGCTCTACTCTGACTTTCTCTTTGATGAAATAAACCGCCCAAACATTTTTATTTTCATAGGAAAATCTTATTTCACTAGGCTTTTCTTCCATCTGTTTTTTGAAATATTTTTGAGCGTCCTTAAAATCTGCTTCACATTCAAAGAACATGTCAATGTCATTGACCCGCTCATTGTTGAAGATGTTCTTGAAACATCCACCAGCTATGTATCCTTTGTGGCCAATCAAGAACTTATCTAACCACCAAATTTGTCGATAATTGTATATATCCCTCACAACTATGCTCATTGCTTACCTCATTTCAGAATTTCATAATTTACAAAGTTATCATCAAGCAACTTAGCGAATTGATACCATTGTTGTTCTCCGCCATGGAAAGTAAGAGCAAGATTGACCTTGTACGGCTCTACGGGCTTGCTAGGAGCTTCCTCGACTGGTTTAACATCTTCGATAACTTCACCAGTCTCAGCGTTAACTGCTTTAATTTCCTCGTTAGCAGACTGTTGGGCCATTGCTTCAATTTCTGCCAATCGTGCCGCTTCTGCTTTTGCTTTGGCTTCTTGTTGTTCTTTGAATAATCTAGCGCTTTCCACATCTTGGTTAATGCTATTCAACACTTCGGCTAGTGAAGCCCCGTTTTCGTACATTCTGACGTAAGTGGCAGGCCCTAGGTTATTACTAGCGCATTGACCAGTGATAACAAGCATGTCTTGGTCTTTCTGATTTTGCTTGTTGATTTCGTCAATGACAATCTTTTCAAGCTCTCCCTCAGTTTTCTTTAAGAGTGTAAAAGTATCTTTCTTGAATTGAGTACCCTTGCTGTAATCATCCAAGTATTGCTCAAAGACATCTGGATTGAGATTACCTTCCTCAGCTTTCGCTTTAAACCATTGTCTAACTGCATCTTTTCGGAGTTCTTTTTGGTTTTGCTCGTAACTATCAATCTGATTCTTAAGTTCATCAATCAAGCCTTTTAGTTTGCTGTAAGGTGTTTTGTACGCTTTTTCAAATTCAGCGTAAGGCTTATTAATAGCGCCCTTAATTCCCTTGCGCTTATCTTCCAAGCTCTTGCTCAACTTGTTCAAGTCAGTCCTAGCTTTTTTGACTTCCTCAATTGAATTGACTTCAAGGTCAAACGTGCCATACTGAGCTATGGCTTGTTCGATTCCTTTTTCAAAGGCTTCAAAGTCATTAAACGTAACTTTTGCGGGTTCAAATGTGATTTCAATGTTGTCTAGTGTGTTAATTTTTTCTGCTTCTTTCATGGCTTATCCTCTTAAGTAAACGGCAATTCAATTTGTTCTTCGGTTTGACTTTGCGCTTCTTGATAGGTTTGTTCTAGTTCTGCTTCACGCTGTCGCTCGGTTTCTTCTTGCTGCATTTGCTCGATTTGTTGCATCTTACGAGCTTTCACTTCTTCTTGCGTTTCTTGTGGAGTGATATCAATAGGTGCTGATTGCTCCATTTCGTCAGCAGTATATAGACCGCCCACGTTTTCGCTAAACGCTTCACGCATTGCCGATACTAGCGCTACTTTTCGGATCATGAGCCCTGGCATTTTAGCCCACATTGATTTGCCTGTATTGTACGCTTTAAAGTCAGCGTCTGTTTCAATAGGATAGCTACGATCTTTACGATAAACCTTTGCCCAGCCGCCTAAAAGGGTGTCATTCTTGCCATGAATCGTACCAGTGATATGCTTGATTTCACCTTCGGCAGTTTCTACTACTACACCGGCTTCAAAACCGTCAAAATTTGGGTTTTGTTCGGCACGTTTCATAAAGGCATCTTTTGATACTACAATCTGAGCGGGGTTGTTCCCGTATTTGATGAAATAGACCTCTTTAGTGAACGGATTTAAGTTTCGCTCTTTGCAAGTGGCAATAAAGTAGGCTAGTTCTTCATTGTTTGCTTTTCCTTGTGGGTCAAGGTACTGTCTAACCACGTTAGCTGTAATTAATTGTGGATTCGTTAAAAAATCGCCTTTGTGTTCTTGAATTTGGTTTGTCATGTTATTATTCCTTTCTCGAATACCCTTATTTCGCATTTTAAGTGGGTATAGTGCGATTTTAATGGTGTCCTAGCATAAATAGACTAGGTGTTAGCTTGCACGCCTTAAAATCGAAATTAGAGGGGTTTTAGTGTGTTCCAAAAATCTGCGTTGATTTCTTAGCAAAATACATATATTCGTTAATTTTCTCGATGAACGAATACAAATCTAAATCGTCCATCATTTTTTGTTTGTGCTCTTTCGAGAATACAAGGCCATGAATCCGCTCGTAGTCTTCAAAGAGCTTAAGTTTTACTTCTTTTTCCGTCATAATCTATCCTTCCGCCTTTAGTTGATTAAGCGTGTATCGTTTATCTTCGATGTCTACTGCCCTGAAAACATTCCCTTCTAGTCCAGTACGTATACGACTTGCGACCCGTTCGCTGTAAAGGTTTGCTATTTCATTATTGCTTAGGTTGGTTGTGATAACAGTGTTCTTCCGATGGCTTAACACATCAAAGATAAATTCTTCTTCCCATGCTGATTTGGATTGCCCTGAGTTTCCAAGCTTAACGCCTAAATCATCAAGAAATAAGTAGTCAGCTTCCATAAGCATCCTTGAATAATAACTTTCTTTGCTTTCAAACTTAAAGCTTTCTCGGACTTTTCTTAGAATTTCTGTGAGATTGACAAATAGCACGCTTTTGGGGTTGCCTTTATCCTTGTAGGTTTCATTCAGTGTTTTAGCCATAGCGACAGTTAAATGAGTCTTACCAACTCCAGTAGTACCAGTTAGCAACGTGTTTCCTTCGAAGCCATTAAGATATTTCTGTGTTTGCGCTTTGGCAAAATCAAGCATCTGTTTTTCTTGGATTGTCTTAACAACAAAATTATCAAAGGATGCCGACTTTAACTCTTCAGGAATTGTACTGTCTCTCATGAGTACATCATAAGTTCTTAAGTAGAGGTTGTTTTTCAAACTCTCTTTTACCAGTTCTTCTTCTTTTTTGTCTCTTTGTTCTTTGGCGCATTTTGGGCACACTGGAGAGGGTTTGCGTGGTTCGTCTTCTCCTGCAATTTTAACGGGAATATTGAGTTGCATCATAGGTAGCCCATGAATTGGACACCTCCCGTCTAGCCTTTTCGTGTTTGCGATAATTTCAGCTTGTGTTAGCATGTATTACCTCTTTTCTAAAATGGGTTTTCGTCTGCCCTAGAAGCCCCATTCTTCATTGATTTCTGACTCTGTGTTAGTGTTGGTCTTTTGTTTTTTAGCTTCACGGATCGCTTTGCTGTTTCTGACAAGTTCAACCGTCATTAGATTGTCTTGTTTCCAACGGTTAAGGATGGCTTTAATATAGGCAAAATTGGCTTTGCCTTGATTAACCGCTTCTTTTAGAGCTTCAAGGATAACGTCAGCGTTAAAGTCTTCTAGCATGTACTGCAAATCTTCCATTTGTAATGGTGATAGAGCTTTTCCTGTTTCTTGCTCAAAAGATTTGTAGAGATTTGCAAAATCTTGATTGAAAGGAGTGGTGGGGGTTGGTTGTTTTTCTTCTCTTACCTCTACTCCCCTATCCTTACCTATCCTATCCTCTCCTCTCCTATCCTCTCCTATGCAACCATTTGTCTGACATTTGGTTGTCAGTTGGTTGTCAGTTGGTTGCACATCTGACAACCACTGATATTTATTGCCTTCTACCAGTGCTATTTGTTGCATTTCCTCTGTGAATCTAGTGGGTTTCTTTCTATCCTTCCTAATAGAATTGTGTTCTGTCCAATCTGTTATAACTACCACTCCACTGTTAAACAACAGTACATAGTTGCCCTCGATTAGAAGTTTCATGTCTTCTTTCGTTGTGCCAACCAATCGCATGATAGTTTTAGGATTTCCGACAAAACCATCATCGTCAGCCTCTAGGTTTAAGAAGAAGTATAAAGCCTTTGTTGTAGGAGGTAAGTCAAGAAAATCATCAGTCATTACGACATCTCTACTGAACATCCTTCTATTTGCCACTTGTTCCTCCTTTTCTTTTGTGTTATAATCAAGTAAATTGTTTTGATGAACGTTGCACCTTTTGGAGTTTTCCAAGGGTGCTTTTTTTAATGCCTACCCTCCCACCACTTCATGTTCTGTTACTTCGCCAAGAAGTCTAGGAGTGCTTTGATGCCATCTTTCATGGATTCTTCACGCTCCGTGCGTTCAAAGCCCGAGCCGTCAAGCTTAGTTACGTTGTATTCAGCTTCTACGATAAGCACTTCGCAGCCAAACGCTTCGGCAAGTTTATCAAGTTCGGTTTTTTGTTCTTCATACGAATCGAACGGTAAAATTAGTGCACCTCTTAACTCAGTAGTAAAACCCGCTTCAAATGCTAAGCTACCTCTGTCTTTGTATTTTCCAAGAAATCTATCTTTTTCTGCGCTGTAAAATACGACTAGTTTATTGTTTTCTTTCATGATTATTCTTCCTCACCTTCGTTGTATTTTTTAAAGCTCAATGTCAAACCTGCGATACCAACAGCGATAACTGCTAGACCAAGAGTTGACATGATGCCCTCTTTTTCTCCAGTATTTGGAAGGGTGCCACCGTAAAC